CTTCAATGTAATTAGCCGTTGGGAACACACATCCTGTTCCGTCGGGAGAAAGTTAAGGCGCCCCAGAGTGCATCTACAGATGCTTTAGGGACTGGCGTTGTGCAGCCTTATCCGTGCCTCGGATAGGCCGCCACCCCGCTACCCGGGCCTCTTCAACATTAGTGTATCATTAGAGACCGCGGACGGGTGGGGCAATGAAGGGCATGAAAGCCCTGTAGGTTTCCACCAAAAGTGTTGGGTGGAGTGACGATTTAATTTGATTTCTAGCGCAGGCCGTTGGTACCGCCAGAGCGAACCCCAAATGGAGTTGGCTGCTGCCAGTTACCTACGGCTGCTCTCCCGCGGCCACCCGAGCGGCCCTGCTTGCGGCGTACTGCCGCCTGCAGGCGCTCGGCTGACTGTTTCTCAGCCATGGGACGGATGGTTTCCCCGAGTTGTTTCAGGGCACCACCAATCACGGGCCTGCCCATCTGCGTTGCTAACGCACTCGCTGTGCGAATAATGGGATAGACCGTGGGGATCGATTTTCGCGCGGCGTCCTGGATCCAGCGGAACCATTTACCGGCGTCGTTATACCCCTGTGGGCAGCCTGGTGGCAAGATGTGGGCCACCATGTTATAAAGTACCAGCGCATTTGGGTCATACGCGGCTGCTGGCTGGGCGAGAGCTAGAAAGGTCGGCTTGTTAGCCGACGGCAGGCGTTCGATGCCTACGCGCCAAGTCACGAATAGAGTTGTCTCGTGAGAAAGGCCGGTGAGGTAGGCGCCCGTTGTGTTCATACGTGAAAAGTGCACCGGGCCGCCGACTGTCTTAAGGTCTGGCGGAGTTGCCGATGTACCAACCAAGTTGACACCGAGAGAGAAGTCCGAGGCGAAAGAGCCCGCTGATAGGACTCCGTCGACGTCACCGAATCCACTGTTGGGAGCTCCGATCACATTGTTTTGGGCAATGATGAACGGCCGTTTGGTGGCTCCTTGGAACGGGTTGTCTGTCTGGAACTTGGCTGTGTTGTAACAGCCGTCTTGAGCTGCCCACGTGTGGGCACCAGGCATGATCTTCGCTTCGGCGATGGTGTTGGGGGGCGAACGGAAGTAAGTGGTGGGCCGCTCGCGCGGCCCGGAGCAAAACCCATCAGTCTGTGAGACTGTGTCGTATTCTTTGACTGGGTAAGACGCTCCGACTTCGTAGCTGTTTCCATATTCGTAAACGGTCACAGCTCCCTGCTTGTAAATTTGGGCGGTGGTGTTGACCACTTCAAAACCGGAGTATATGATGCGGTACACGCCCAGGTCAGATTGTTCGAACTCGAGGTAATCATCCAGGTTGAGGTTCTGGAGGTGATACCCCCCGCCGGCCACCGCGGGGCAATGCCCCGGGGTGTACGTCAGGTTTGCACCGTTGTCCGAATCAGACGGAACGCTGTTGATCAAAAGACCATCCATGCGACCTGTCTGAAAGGACGTGACGTTCACTGCGCCGGCCCCGTCTGCCATTGTTGTTCCGGTACCCGTGGAAGACGGGGGGTCACCGAAAGGCAGCGTTCGGGCCTGGCGTATAGCGGAGGCGGGGTTGAAGTCGACTGGGGAAGTGACGATGTGGCAGTCCCAATTTTGGCCGGCTGGAAGGCCGGCTGGGGCTGCGACGGTGTGGGCCGTTTGGATCTTGACGACCACCGTCGGTTCTGTCGAGACGTCCGGATAACCCCTGAGATGATCGAGCTGCATGTCGTGAAAAGGGTCGAGAGCACATTTGACCCAGTCACAAGCCTCGTTGGTAATGAGGCGGTTTTGACACAACTCGTGCATGGGGTCCTTGGACCGGACGATATCGCGCAGCTTAGCTGCTTCAGCAGACATCGGCACTTAATGAAAGAAAGAGGTAAGTGGGACTAGCAAAAGTCCGCAGAAGTAAAACTTCTCGCGCCGGCAAGCGCTACGGTTTTGATGGTTGGGTGTTAGGAATCCGACACGCATTTGCGTGCCGTCACCAGTTTTCTACGTACGGATGGGTACGTAGTTCCGTCACCCGCGCAGGGAGGAATTTACGCGTCGATAGCGCTTTCGAAAAACTTGTTGAGCGCCGCATTGCGGATGGGGCGCTGGCCTCTCGATTTTCCCTCCACAGACGGAAAGTTCTGCATCCTGACGTCTTCGTTGCGGGTCGTGGCCGTAAAAGCTGGTGTACGGGCCACGCCTGCGGGGTCAGGCTTGTTGAACTGGGCTAAAGGATCGGTGGGAGTATACTTCATCAAACCGGCCGGAATCATCATCTGCTGAATATCGTCCCATTTTGACAGGGATCGCAGTTTTGCGTCGAAGGCCTCAAGCTCGCGCGCCGTCATGCCGCGTTCGGCTGCGACAGCGGCATATACCTCCTCAGGTGCCTTGTCGCACCAAGGTGCTGGACCGTTCGAGATCTTATAATAAAGTTCTCTCTCGTTCTGATACAAGGAATCCAGTGTTGCCTGGTCGGTAATTGGCAAGAGTTCGACGCCGTACATCTTTGCTACGGCAGTAAGCAATGCACCGATGATCGGGGTGTTGCGGTCGTTTGTCGCATAGCCACGCAGCTTCAGAACGTAACGCTCCCGGTCTCGACCGGTCGCGACGCTCAACTTTGTGGCAGCCTTCTCAATTTTGCAATAGGAGGCTAGCGTGCGCATTGGGCAGGGGTAGTTCCGTGATAGATATTCCACGGGTTCTTCCCGGACTGCTGAAGTGACCTCGAGTTTTCTTACGAAGCCATCCATGCGGTCCACATAGAACATTGCGCATTCCCAAATCCGGTCACTCACAAAAGGGGTGCCGGGGTCCAGTCCGTCGTCTCCGAACTTGGGGCCGATCCACTCGTACGCGCGAGCAAGTAACTGGACTTTTGGTCCAGCCTTGGCGGCGCCGTCAATGGCGGCCCAATTCCACGTGTCTTGGGCAATCATGATATGTTTCAAGAACGTCTTGTGGCTGATTTCAGGGAACGGACGGTCTGAGCCGTCTTTGGCCTTGATGTATTCATCAGCCACGAGTTCGCCGGTGTTCTCCATTGATTTGAAGACAACAGCGACTGCCGTGGTTTGGAGTTCGCGAGCTGCGAAAACCCCCGTGTTGAGTAGCGTAGTGATGCCGGTGCCACTAGCGTTCTTCCACAGGGTGTTAACAATTTTCTTACCAAGTTTCATCTCCATGTTGAAGCAACTCGAATAAATCGCGAGGGCGAGAGCCACATCTTCCTTGCAAAAGAAGTAGTTGATGAACTCCCACATGATGGTATTACTGAACTTGCTGTGGCTGTCGTCGGCGGCGGTGTAGTCGACGCTACGCATCCCGCCTGCCTCTGCCTTCAGCTCATGACTGTGGCACATTAAGTACACAGTTTGCACCCCCTCTGCTAGTTCCATGGGGGTGTCACCGGGGTTGTACCAGCCTGTGGCTTTCAGTACTTGCTCGCAGGATTTGCCGAGCACCCCAGATGCGATGGAGACGTCATAGTCAGGGTTCTGCACCAGCCTCGGCGCAGAAGGGGTTTTGTGACCCCCCTCCTTCTTCTGACCTATCTGCCCCATCTCCGGCTCCGACGGTCCGAGCCCGTCGGCAACGCCCCGTGCCACCTGTACAGGTCGGGTGCGTTTCTTTAGAACTTCCTCCTTGTCGACGAGTGCGACGGATCCTGGTTTGACACCAGTTTCTTTAGCGATTGACTGAAGCCAACTCCGCACGCAAAGCCCACTGATTTTGCGCCACTCCGCCGGTGGTTCGACGGTGTTGGCTGCCCTCTTCATCTTAGCCTGGCAGGCGGCGGTGGAGCCGTCGTCGTGTGCCAGAACAGATGGGAGGTCGCCTATGGCGAGTAGGGGGGCAGCCATTACCGCAGTTGCGGTAGGTGCCTCCTCGGGAGGTAGTTCGTCGGGGATTGCCTCGTCGTAATAGACGATGTTGGGCAGTTCCCCCCACCAGGCCGCTGTGTTAACGAGTTCCACATACGCAGCAGCGCCGGGGACATAGACGAATTCGCCTTCTCGTTTGAACAGTTCGAGCCGCTTGATGATCTCATGCACAGTGAGACTGCGGCCCGGGCCAGAGTTAAGTTGCTTAATCCAACTATACACCGGAGTGGTCATAGTGGCCACACCGTCTGGTGATGTCTCGGTCAGATACTTTACACTGGCAGTAGGCTCTAGTGGCGTGCCGTTTGACATCACGAGAATGTCGCGTGTGCCAGGCACCTTTGGATCGGCGGGGATGGTGATTACGTTGCGGCAAGGGTGAGGTGTGCCGATGCCGATGTCACTCAAATTGTGGCCCCGCGAAAGTAAAATCATCTCGTTGACCACCGCGTAGGGCAAATTGACGGTCTGCAGCGCTGCCATGAACACAACCTGTTTGAGCAAGTTAGGTTGCGCGTACTTGATGACATTGTAGACCGTGAACGCCGAACGCTCAAGGTTTTCCACGTACACGATGTCGCTAGGGGTGAAATCCCAGGCGGTTTGTTGTTTGTAAATTCCCGACGCCCTCTTGCTACCAATGATCTCGACAAAAGTACTGTCTGAGTCAGCGTAATATACGCTCTCCGCGGTCTTGCCGCAGAGATCGGTGTATTGTGAATCCCATATCATCATGTCATGCCCCGAATACCGCCGCAAACCGTCCTCGCCAGCGTAAGCAAGGCAGTCGAGGAGGCTTATCACCGTGTGGCGGTCTTCTGGGTCAAGTCGTTCCACGAGTTGTGCGACGTGCACGTCCTCAGCATAATTGAGGTCGGGCCGTCGCTCCTGGGACGCCGCGGCAGCAGACTTGGCTATCGCGGCGGAGGCACCCTCGCCGAGCTGTTTGAGCAACCGCGGCGGGATATGACGTGGGCCGTGGCCGAGGTCTTTGAGTTGGTTGAATGCACGTCCGCCGTGCGCAGGATCGTCTCTGGTGTTGGATGAGACGTTCGGCTCGTATTGGTCGTACCCCAAGTGTTCGGGGATAGATCGCAACGCTGCGCAAGTGGCATGACGGCCAGCTGCCAGATAAGGATGTGTGCTCTTCGTGTTCTTGGACATCCTCGATCGTATGAGGGCGTCGGTGGGCACGGTAAAATTGCGGGCAGCCTTCTGAAAAGGGGTGTTCGCGTCGCGGCGGGGCGAAAGCCCCGTCAAATCGTCGGTGATCCAGTTCACTGGTCCCGCGCCGTTGTGATGAACGGTGTGGTTGCGGATGATAGTGTCTGCCCAGTTCGCGCGTACAGCCTTAGTATTGCGCGCCCCGGAGATGGATCGAATTGGACCGACGTCGCAATCCCTAGCGGAGAAAAGGCCCCTAAATGAGTCTGAAGGATCAAACCCAAAGCAGCCCAAGATTTTGTGGGCTACTGGTGGCCAGTGACGGACTGTTGTGTAGGCCCATTCCATGTGGCGCTCCCAGGGAGCTAATGCGACAGCAGGGACGTTCGTGCTCCCGGGTATATCTACCCGGGCGACGTAGCTGTTCGCGGCCATACGGACAAGGGTCTGGGCCTCCGTGAAAGTCCTAGGTCCCGACGTCGTGACACTGGGCATAGCCGTGTAATACGGGTAGCACTGCGGTGTGGTACGACGCAACGTCATGTTTTCAGCGACACGTCGCTTATGCGTTGGGACAACAGCCGGCGCTGCCTGAACGGCAGCGCTAGCGATGCCGGCTCCCGAACCGGCCGACGCAAGCGTCGCAGGGATGCTGCTAGAAGAAGCAGCGGTGTCGGCTCCCGAACCGACAGGCGCAAGCGCCAAGGGAGTGCCGCAAGTGGCGGCGTCGCTTGCAGGTTGCATGGCCTGCTAGCAAGATGGTTTCAAGTAGGGGAAACCGGCCCGCTCAGTTAACAAAAACTGAATGAAGAGAG